ATTATCTAAAGAAGAAGTTAAAGATTTAAAAAGAAAAAGAAACTCTGATTTAGTTTGGTTAAATGATACTTGGATATACAAAGAATTACATCCATATGTACACGAAGCAAATGCAAGAGCTGGTTGGAATTTTGATTGGGAAAGAAGTGAGTCTTGTCAGTTTACAAAATATAAACACAACCAATACTATGATTGGCATTGTGATGGTTGGGATAAACCTTATGAAAAAGAAGGACCTGACAATGGTAAAATTCGAAAACTATCTATGACTTGTCAATTAACAGATGGTTCCGAATACAAAGGTGGTGAGTTAGAATTTGATTTTAGAAACTACGATCCACATATGAGAGATGAAGCTAAACATTTAAGAAGAGCAAAAGAGATTTTACCTAAAGGATCTATTATTGTGTTTCCTTCTTTTGTATGGCATAGAGTTAAACCCGTAACATCAGGCACAAGATATAGTCTTGTTGTTTGGCATTTAGGAAAACCATTTAAATAATATGTTTATAAATAATTACTTTAACACAACCATTTGGTCAGAACAAAAACCAGAGTTTATTAAATCATTAAACAAAGCATCTAATAAATATATTAAAGATGCAAGAACAAGGGAAAAAGCTTTTATTAAAGAGCACGGTGATTTTGGAAGATCATATCACTCAACACCTCTTACAGCTGATAATGACTTTTTAGATTTTAGAAATTATATCGGTCAAAAGTCTTGGGAATATTTAGATCATCAAGGTTATGATATGACACAATATACAACTATGTTTAGTGAAATGTGGGTACAAGAGTTTGCTAAAAAAGGGGGTGGTCATCATTCGGCACACATCCATTGGAATCAACACGTATCAGGTTTTTATTTTTTAAAAGCAAGTGATAAAACATCTTATCCAGTATTTCACGAGCCACGAACAGGAGCAAGAGCTACAAAATTAAAAATGAAAGATCAAAAAGGTGTGTGGGGTGGATCAGAATTGATTCATTTCAAACCTACACCTGGAACATTAATTATATTTCCAGGATTCTTAGAACATGAGTTTAGTGTAGATTTTGGTAAGGAGCCTTTTAGATTTATACATTGGAACATACAAGCTGTACCAAAAGAAATGGCTAAAGATGTTTAAGAAAAAAAAGTATACAGTTATCCGTCAAGCAATATCAAAAGACCTAGCAGCTTTTGTTGCAAATTATTTTGCAATGCAAAAACAAGTTTATGATACCTGTAGAGCACAGAGATACATTTCACCCTTTGAAAATATTATAGGTCACTATGAAGGAAGAGATGAACAGATACCAGACACTTATAGTCAGTATTCTAATATTGCTATGGAAACATTATTACTTAAATGCCAACCTAAAATGGAAGAAGTAACAGGTCTTAAATTATATCCTGCATATACATATGCAAGAATATATAAAAAGGGGGACGAGTTAAAAAGACACAAAGATAGATTCAGTTGTGAGATATCTACGACTATGAATTTAGGTGGTGATGATTGGCCAATCTATTTAGAGCCATCTGGGGAAGTTGGTAAAAAAGGTATTAGAGTAGATTTAAAACCAGGAGATATGTTAGTCTATTCTGGTTGTGAATTAGAACATTGGAGAAATAAATTTAAAGGTAAGGAATGTGTACAAGTTTTCTTACATTATAATAATCGTAAAACACCAGGTGCTAAGGACAATATGTTCGATAAAAGACCTCACCTCGGTCTTCCTTCGTGGTTTAAACGATGATATAATTTTATGATGGAGGCAGGGCACCACCACATACCCCCTGCTTCCTTCATAAAATTATAGGAGTTTACATTGTTAGGTATAACCGCACTATCCCAGTCGCCGATCGCCTCATTAGGAGGAACTAATGTTAATGTAGATGTAGTAGGTATAGAACTTAATACAGCTATTGGTAATACAACAGTTACTGCAGGAGCTACTGTTAATCTAACAGGTATCCCTTTAACATCTTCTGTTGATGATGTAACTATTAATTTAAACACTCCTGTAAATGTAACCGGAGAAGATTTAACTTTATCTTTAGGGGATGAAAACATAGTTGTCGATGTAATTGTTTCTGTTACTGGAGAACAATTAAACTGGACTATAGGAACTTACTCTGTTTCAGCAGAAGGTAACACTAGTGTTATATCAGGTGCTGAACAAGAACTTGAATTAGATACAGGATCAGTTACAACAACAGCTAACGCTGATGTTAGTGTTACGGGACAAGAGTTAACAACAACACTTGGTATAGAAACCATAGATATAAACACTCCTGTTGATACTACAGGATCTCAATTAACCACTACAATAAATTCAGTAACTGTTGAGGTAATTACAGAAGTACCTGTTACCGGATCTCAATTAAATACTTCTTTAAATTCACCACTAATTACTGCATGGTCAAATGTAGACCCTGATGTAACAAATACATGGACTGAAGTAAATGAAGGGGTTTCAAATAATTGGGTTGAGGTTGATATCGCAGCATAGTAAGGATATAATAAGGCATGGCTTCAACATATTCTGCAGATCTTAAATTAGAACTTATGGCAACCGGCGAAAACGCTGGTACATGGGGAACTAAAACAAATACAAATTTAGAACTTGTTCAACAAGCAATCGCAGGCTATCAAGCAATTGATGTGGCATCATCCGATGTAGCTCTAGTAATGTCTAATGCTTCTATTTCTAATGCTAGAAATATGATTCTTAGTTTTACAGGAACCCTAACAGGAACTAGAACTGTTACCATTCCAGACTCTATTGAAAAATTTTATATTATAAAAGACGGTACTACTCATAGTGGTAATACACTTACTTTTAAAACGGTATCAGGTACAGGTTTTGAATTAGATGAAGGTAAAATTCATGCGGCTTATTCTGACGGAACAAATGTAAATGAAGTAGCCCTTAACACTTTAGGTGGAACTATTGGAACTGCACAAATAGCTGACGACGCTGTTACAAACGCTAAGATAGCGGATAATGCAGTGGACTCAGATCAAATTGCAGCAGGTGCGGTAACTAACGCAAAAGTAGCTGCTGATGCTGTCGACACAACTCAATTAGTTAATGATGCAGTAACCGCTGCAAAACTTGAAAGAAAATTTACAATAAGTACAGCTTCTCCAACAGGGGGTAATGATGGGGATATTTGGTTTAAATATTCATAGGGTTTTAAATGGCTACTTATAAATTTTATTACTCAACTAATGAGATTAGTAGTTTAGAAGAAAACTACAACTCAAGCTCAAACATTAAAGATGTTGAACAAGTTTTTAGAAACGAAAAGGGTAATGTTGTTAAAGTTAAAAGAATTGATATTTTAGCTGATCCTGATCAAATTAACACAGATGAAGCATTGGGGTATAATTAATAATGGCTAATACTTATGGCAAAGTCTCAGGAACATTCGAAGAAATAGAAAATGCTTATGGAAAAGTTTCCGGTACTTGGCAAGAAGCGGATGAGATTTATGCTAAAAACTCTGGTACTTGGGAATTAGTATTTGCAGCTTTTACTGCAACTTCTCTTACAACATTAAGTTCTGGTTCAGGAACTTTTATAGTACCTGATGGTGCTAATGCAATTCACATTCAAGCTTCTGTTGGTGGTGGAGGCGGTGCTGCTGGTGGAGTTAGTTATGATAAAGCTGGTGGAGAATCGTCTGGAGCAGGTGGTGGATCTGGTGCATATGTATCAGATAAAGTTTTTACTGTAACTGAAGGTGAAACAATATCTTATTCTATTGGTGGTGGTGGAGCTCCAGGAAACCAAACAGGTAACTTTGGACAACCTAAAATAGCTTCTGCTGGAACTAATACAACTCTATCCGGGTCAACTGCAGGATCAATATTTACACTAGGCGCTGGAGGTGGAGCAAGTGGTACAGGTGGTGGAGTACAAGGACCACTTAGAACGAATACTGCAGGAACTGCAGGTAGTGCTACTATAAGTGGATCAGCTATTACCTCTGGAAATTTTAGAGATACAGACGGAGCAACTAAATCAGTTACTACATTAACTTCAGGTCCTGTTGGAACATTTAATCAATCTGGTAATGGAGCTGTTGGTCAAAATAACGGAAACTGTGGAGGGGACAACTGTCAAATTGCAGGTTCAAATGGTGCTGCTTCTTATGCCGGTAATATTTCTGGTGGTAATGGATGTGGAATAGGGGGTCCTGCTGCAACTGTTGGTACAAGAGGTTCTGGCGGTGGCGGAGGTGGTGCACAAAATATTGGTAGTACAGGA